CAACCACATAGGACTTCTCTTCTATGCTGTCATAAACTCTTACGGGTTGAGGGTTTGGCGTAATCTTGCCATCAACTCTTTTCCATAGGTCTATGCCTTGGTAGTTTGGTTTGCGTAGTTTCCTGCACCAGTAATACATACCAGCACCATCACAACCCCATACCGCTTCCCATAATTCGCCAACTGTAAACGATTTGCTTACTGTTAGCGTCGAGCCTGTATCCATTTTTTCTCCTGTCTATTGCTTAGTAGAACGATAACACAATGGTGAACTGTGTCAAGCCAACTCGTTTGTGTTCTCTGCCTCACGTCTTAAGACGCACAACCCTTACACATACTAATTGGATAAAGACAATCACCGCACACAACTAATTGGTTCTCTTTATCTTTATGTCTTAAGACGTCATTCATTTATCATCTCCTAAGTAGCATTTATCCATAGTTCCCCAGCAGTATCCATCTCCTACCCAATTTAAATGGGTCGCTATATAATAGACGCCAGCCAGTAATGCGCCCCAGAATACGAGGCGCACCACCTTTCTAATCTGATAATACCTGTGCCCTCTGTTCATCTTATCTGCTCCAGCCTGTTAACAATTGTTCCGTTATGCAATCGGAGCAGGCTTTTATTTCTTGCCCATTCTTTACCACATCAAAAAGATTTTTCTTTTTGTTGCATTCTTGACACTTGCTTTTATGTCTTAAGTCGTTAAACATTTAACTCCTCCTTTGTAAAGTTCTCTTGAATTGTTTCGCCCCATTTTTTGAAACGCTTATACTCTGAGGGCTTAACGTAAATTGTAGGGCTCTCGCCGTCGTCGTATCCATCAATGGCACCACGTCCAAGGTAGCCCTCTTCTGTCCAGCCTATAACCTGACCGCCTGCGGTTAGTCTTAACCAGCCCCGTCTAGGGTTTCCGCTTGCGTCGTTCGTCGTTGCTATTCTTACCAGCATTTTTTCTCCTGTCGTTCTGTCTTAAGTCGGAAGGAATTTCCCTCCAACCCGTGCCCCGCTAGGTCGTGAACCTGCGCCCTCTGATTAAGGGTGAGGGGCTTTATGTCTTAAGACGTTATTTGTTTTCCTCTCTGCAAAATTTGCAGAACTTAAGCCCTGCGTTTTCGTCTTCTATTAATTCCTCCACGTCAAATTCATCACTGCACCCGTCGCAATCTTCAAACTCTAACTCTTCGACGTCGTGCACAATGATACTTAACTCAGTGATAAATTGGTCGAAGATTTTTGAAGGGTCGGTGTTTTCGTCGGCTGTGAAAGTAAACTCCATCACTCCGCTGTGCCCTTCGTGAACTATTTCGACGCTGTGCTTATATTTTGTTGCCATTTCTTTTCTCCTGTCTTAAGTCGGGGAGAATTTCTCCCTAACCCTGTGCCCGTCTGGAGATTTGCACTCCAGATTTTTCCACCTTGGCGGGCTGTTGTCAATTACCCTGCTGGGCTATTCGTCGCCTCCTTCTTCGGTTTCTAGGACGAATTCACTCTCACAGTTTTGGCAAACTGGGCGGGTGAGATTGTATGTCTTAAGACTTAAGCGGATTTTCTCACCGCATTGGCAGACCGCAACTTTATTATTCTTATTTCGGCCTTTTGGCTTTTCGCTATCATTGACCGCAACTAACTTTAAAGCCTCGGCAATAATTCCGAAAGCCTCCTCCCATCTTTTGATACAACTAGCAGGAACTTTCGTAGTGCTCCAGCCGATACGTTTTGCCTGCTCAATTTCTAAGCCAAGACTTTCAGCGGTGGCCTTGAAAGTTTTATTGTGGTATCCCTCCATAGAAACGCCATTTCTGCCCGCTTTCAAATCTAAAGAGTGAGCGGTTTCGTGTAAAAGAGTTCCAAGGATTGCCTCTGCCCCCCTATCAAAAGATGAGGCAGAGATAAAGATTTCGTGAAACTTTTCGCCGTCTTTTTCATTAGTTCCCCAAGGTGTCCAAGGTGTAAAGGAGCCGTGAACTTTTGAAGAGCGTCCGATTGAAATAACCGCCCTTGGTGCGTCGGTTTCTTTTTGGATTAAGGCGTGGGCTTCCTCAAGGGCTTTTACAATCACCGAAAGGTTTTCGGTTTTTGGTGCTTGGAAAATATCTCCAGCGGTTTTTGCTTTTGGTGCGGTTTTTGGTGCGGTTTTCATTTTCTTTCTTCTCCCGTCTTAAGAAGGAATTTCCCTCTTAATAACCTCAGCATATCCTACAATTGACCAATTGTGTAATTGTGTAGGTGAATTGCAGGTGAATTCTACCTGAGAATTATCTGAGAGATAATGTCAATTTGTCGACAATTAATAACCCCGCCGAATTGGAAGGGGGGATAGTCCAGCCTTAAATCAATCCAAGGAATTTATTTTAAAGCCCTTGGAAAATCCTTTTATTAAGTCTTAAGACAAAAAAGATAACCCTAAACCTCTACTAAAGGGTTAGACTTTTCCCAAACCGTTAGGTTTGCCATTTGACCCTAGGGTTATTTAATTTGCTTACTATAATATATATATACTTACCCTAAATTTTTCTGTTATATTCGCCCTAATATATGTATAATTCGGACATTATAAAAAATTATTAGGATTATCTGTTCGGTTTTAAGAAAAAAACAGGTTATCTATATATGTAAAGATAATATATATTATCTTAACGGAGTTGCCTCCGTTTGCTCTACGGCAACTCCTAATATATATAATAATAATATAATATATAGCAGAGGTCTACCGTTTTTAGGGACCGTTATTATACCGATTTAAAAGGGACACAGAGGGCAACCAAATGGGCAGAAAACCAGGGGTACAAAATATCCCAAAGGGCGAGGCTCAGAAGAAGGTTCTAGCCCTACTGGAGCAAGGCTCTACAATTACCAACGCTATGTCAGCGGTAGGACGAAACGATGTCACCTTCCGCCAATGGTCGATGCAGGACCCTGAGTTCAAGGAAGCATCTGACAAAGCCCGTCTGGCAGGTAAAGGCTTCAAGGCCGACCTAGCCAACCTAAAGGACATCACCTACGAAGATTTCTGTAGTCAGTTCTTAGATACCCAGATATTCCCTCACCAGAAAAATTGGATTGAGTTGATAGAGGGTAAGGACCCATCTTGGATTCACCCCTCGATGGTTTACGAGAAAGCCTCAGACAAGCGCATCCTAATCAATGTGCCACCTGAGCACGCCAAGTCCACAACCATAACCTCAAATTATGTAACTTGGAAAATCGTAACCAATCCTAACTCACGAGTTATTATAGTTTCTAAAACTCAGAGTATGGCTCGAAAATTTTTGGGACAAATCAAGGACAGGTTGACCCACCCAAACTTTACCAAGTTGCATACCGCATTTGGTCCTAATGGTGGATACAAGTCTGACGCTACCCAATGGTCAGCAGATATGATTTATCTAGGCACAGGACGTGACTCTGGCGAGAAGGACCCTACGGTGCAGGCCCTAGGTATCGGTTCTCAGATTTACGGTGCTCGTGCCGACTTAATCGTTTTAGACGATGTGGTGATGAATGCAAATGCCCACGAGTGGGAGAAGCAAATTGAATGGCTTCAAAAAGAAGTCATCACCCGTTTGGGACGACACGGTAAGTTACTCATTGTAGGAACCCGTGTTGCCCCAATTGATTTATACAAGATGCTACGGGACGGTTCGCAATGGACAGGTGGTAAATCTCCATTTACCTACTTTGCTTGTCCTGCAGTTTTAGAGTTTGACGAAGAGCCAGAAAATTGGAAAACGCTTTGGCCAAAAACCGATAGACCAGAAATTGAAATTGACGAGCCAGGCGAAGATGGATTATATGCAAAGTGGGATGGACCAGCCTTATTCACAAGGCGCTCAGAAGTTACCCCGTCCGTTTGGGCGATGGTATATCAGCAAGAAGATGTTGTCGAGAACTCCATATTTTCGCCGACCTGTGTCGCAGGTAGCGTTAATGGAATGCGAAAACGAGGACCTCTCAAGCCTGGAGTCCCAGGACATCCGAAGCATATTGAATCTGCATATACAGTTATTGGCCTCGACCCAGCGATGGCAGGAGCCACAGGAGCGGTAGTAATTACTTACAATCGCACTGACGGAAAAATTTATATTTTGGATTGTGTCAATATGACCGACACTACTCCACAAAGAATCAGAGACCTTATCGAAGAGTGGGTTATAAAGTACAAACCCCAAGAGATAAGAATTGAAATCAACGCACACCAGAAGGCTTACGCCTTGGATGATGATTTGAGAAACTGGCTAGGCCAATACGGTTGCCAACTCAACTCACACTTTACTGGTAAGAATAAATGGGACGCATCTTTCGGTGTGGCCTCTATGGCTATGCTGTTTGGTAATACCCGTGACTCACGGTTTCAAGATAACAATGTTATTGAACTTCCTTCTAACGAAGGCTCAGAAGGTCTTAAGACATTAGTTCAACAATTAATTACTTGGAAGCCAGATACTAGAAACCCTACAGATACCGTAATGGCTTTGTGGTTTGCTATTATCAAGGTAAGAGAATTGATGCAACAAAGTTCAAATGCATCTAAGTTTGCTAGCAACCGCTGGGCAACCAAAGCACAAAAGCAACAAAGACATTCAATTGATTTAAACGAGGCCTTTGCAGAGCAATGGGCCGAAACATACACATAGGAGAAACAAATGGCACTTCCAATGATTGCAGCAGGTATTGCTGCCAGAGCAGTAGCAAAGAAACTTGCATCAAGAGCAGCGGGTGGCATCACTGGCGCTGGAGCAAAGCAAGTAAATCCAGTATACAGAAACCAAGGTTTTAGTGAGGCTGTTCTTAAGCAACCATCATATACTCCAAAAAACTCAATCGGCACTGGCAATGTTACCAAAATACCTAAAGTTACAAAGTTTCAACAAGATAGTGTTAATTCAATGAGGACTTCAATTGCAAATAAAAGAAAATCTGGAGAACTTGCAAAAGAGGTTGCTAAGTCAAAAACTCCACCTCGTGAAAATTTAATGTTTCCACCTAAAACAGTTAAAATTAATAGCAACCCAACACGGGCTAGATAAATAACTTTCCTTTAATCGTTAGGATATAAATGGCTTTAGACATTAGACAAATTGCTGCACGAGTTGAGTCACTCAAGTTCCGTGCTGCAGAGCGTGATGCTCGTGCTGGAGATGTACTTGCTGTACGTCAAGGCAAAATTGCCGACGTTTATCCTGACTTTTTTCCAGAGGGCGTAGATGTAAATGTCGTTGCAAATTTTATTGATATTGTTGCTAGGGACCTTTCCGAGGTTATGGCACCTCTGCCAGCAGTCAACTGTTCTGCGGCGAATTCTGTTTCTGACCGTGCCCGTGCTTTTGCTGATAAGCGCACTCGTGTCGCTTCTAATTATTTTAACCATTCTGACCTTGCGGTACAAATGTACTCAGGAGCAGATAGATATATAACTTATGGTTTCGCTGTGTTCGTAATTGAACTCGACGAAGAAAACCAAATGCCTCGCATCCGCATAGAAAACTCTAGGATGGCTTATCCCGAATTTGACCGCTATGGGCGCTGCATTGCATTTGCTAAGTTATATTCTCTAACATTAGGTGAATTGTGTGCACAGTTCCCAGAGTATGAGCGTCAACTGCTTGGACCTATGGGCTATGACCAAGACCTAAATGGATTGATTGAGATTATACGTTATTACGATAAAGACCAATCAGTCATTTATATACCACGTCGTGATAACTTAGTTTTATCAAAAGCCAATAACCCAATTGGTAAATTAATGATTGTAGTTGCTAAGCGCCCAAACGTTGACGATGATATTCGTGGACAGTTTGATGATGTACTTGGTATTCAACTGCTTCGTAATCGTTTTGCTATGCTTGCAATGGAAGCAGCAGAGAAATCTGTGCAGTCTCCAATCGTACTTCCTAGCGATGTAAATGAATTACAACTTGGTGGCGATGCGATTATCCGCACAGCCAATCCAGCGGGTGTACGTCGTGTAGAACTTACTCTTCCACAAGGTGCATTCACAGAGCAAACAATATTAAATCAAGAACTTCGTGTAGGCTCACGTTATCCTGAATCTCGTACAGGAAACATTGATGCTTCAATTGTAACTGGCCAAGGCGTACAGGCTTTGATGGGTGCATTTGATACACAGATTAAATCAGCACAAGCAATCTTTGCATCAGCCCTTCGTGAAGTAATCAGTATCTGTTTTGAGGTGGACGAAAAAGTATTCCCTGGCTCCAAAACTATACGTGGCGTAGATTCTGGCTCTCCATATGAGATTACCTACGAACCATCAAAAGACATCAAGGGCGACTACTCAGCCGATGTTCGATATGGAATGCTTGCAGGTTTAAATCCTGCCCAGGGATTAATCTTTATGCTACAAGCACTAGGTGGCGGACTTATCTCTAAGGATATGGCTATGCGTGAAATGCCATTCTCTGTTAACGTTGGACAAGAACAAGAGAAGATTGAAATTGAAAATATGCGTCAATCGTTGTTATCTTCAATTCAAGCATACAGCCAAGCAATTCCTGGTATGGCAGCACAGGGTCAAGACCCAAGTGACATTGTAAAGAAAATTGCAAACGTAATTAAACTAAGACAAAAAGGGACGACAATAGAGGAAGCAATTGCTGAGGTATTTGCACCAGCACCTGCTCCTGCACAACCACAGGTTCCTCCTGCTGGTCAGGCACAGATGGTTGAGCAAACGTCCCCTGCTCCCGAAGCCTCGCCAGTAGGAGGCGCTCTTCCACCACAGGAAGAAGCACCAGATATTCAAACAATTCTTTCAAGCCTTACCGCATCTGGTAAAGCAGGCGCAAGAGTCGTAACCAGAGGTTAACTAGGTGGGGGACAATGACAACCATAATTGGAATAGAGCACAAGAATAAATGTTTTTTAGTTGCCGATAGTCAGACAACTGATGCTGATGGTAAAATTTATTCTCATCCTGAAGTTAAAAAAATTACCGAGAATGGTTCGTTTTTAATTGCAGGTTCTGGTGAAACATTAGCCTGTGATATAGCGCAACATATTTGGGAATCACCAGTTCCTACAAAGCAAGATAGAGAAGACCTTTATCGTTTTATGATTATAAAGGCAATGCCATCTCTTCGTAAATGTATGACAGATAATGGCTACAATTTTGATGAAGATACAAAAGAAACTAGATTTCAATTTATAATGGCTGTTGGTGGCGAGATATTTGATGTTGACCAAGAGTTATCTATAAGTAAATCTGCAGATGGAGTATACGCTGCAGGTTCGGGAGCAGCATATGCACTAGGTGCAATATATGCGGGAGCCGACGCTTACGAGGCAATGGAGATTGCATCTAAATTAACTGCATTTACTGCAGGCCCTTATATATCAAAAGAGCAACCAAAGAAAATTAAGTAGGAGGCACAGTGGCTGGCAACGAAAACAGTGGTGGTAACCGACCAGACTCTCCACAAAATAAATTTGGTGTGTCGGCAAATGGTGGCGCAGGCTCTAAAGATGGTCAACCAAATATGTATATACCAGATATGAAAAGTTTAGGTTCTACTGGAGTAGAAACTATGGCGCAACAAGGTGGAGCAAAATTGGCAAAAGCAGAAGGAACACCAGCACTTGATATGGGTGCTATCAGAACTTTATTAGATGATACTCAACGACCAATGGAGCCACAATCCGCTGGCGTAGCCTTTGGACGTGGCGCAGGAGAAAGTGCATTACCAGCCTCGCTTCGCAGCGATGAAAGATTAATTGAAAACAAAGCAATCATAAACAAATATGGTCCATCACTTCTTGCTGCTGGTCAAGACCCTGACGCACCAGATTCATATAAACAATTTTTGAATTATATTATCAAAGAGATGCAATGAGTGCATTTATTTCTGGTAGTATTTTTGACAATGTAGATAAATTTGCAAACTCTTTAGGTTATCAAAACCTAGGAATAATAGTTAAACTATCATTAATCCCTTGGGACTCAATAGATGATAGAGATGCTTTTATAGAAGCAATCACGCAAGAACAACCTCAAGGTAGCACCCCTAAACGTAAAAGAATTTAAGGAGATATAATGTCATTATGGAGTAGTTTCCTAGACAATATCGCCAAACCTGTTGGTGGTGCAGTTGGTAATCTTGGTGAATATTTAGCAGGCACATTTACTGGTAATTTTGGTTCGCCGTCTCAGGCCATTTCAAATATTATACTTCCTGCTGGTATTGATATTGGAACTAGTAAGCAATTAACTACTCTTGGTTTAGAACAAGAAGCGCAAAACATTGTTAAAGAAAATTTAAAGTATTCAGTAAAGAACCAGGCAACCAGCAATGACTTAGTATTACAGGCTGGAGTAAAACTTCACGACGAAGTTATATCTCCATATATTACCCGACCAATTGCTGCTGCTGCTTTGTTGACAGATACAAATTCTCCTTTATATTCAAAAGATGAATTTGAAAAAGGATTTCAATTATCAGATATTACAGAGGCTTACAATCGTTCTGAAGAAGTTAGCCTTGGACAAGCATTAACTAAATCAGACTTAAATCCAGTTAAAGAAATTACTGACCTTATATTTGATAAAGGTGGAATTGATTTAGATGAAATTGATTTGTGGAACGATGACGATATTCAACGAGCATTTGTTGATAATACAGTTGGAAAATATTTTACTGGAACAATAGATTTTACTGTATCTAACGTAGCAATTGCTGGTGCATTTGGCGCTGCGGCCAAGGTTGGAGCATTGGGCGCCCGTAAGACTGGCCTTACTACAAGAGTGCAAAACCTTGGTAAAGTTGAAAAAGATATTAATGATGGTATTTTATTTACCCAAAGCGCTGCTGCTTCTGGCAGACAGACTTCAATTGGTAATGATATTAATAAACTTGCTAGCACAACTGACATTAATGAAGTTTCTACTATACTTACAAAATATACAAATAATGAAAATTTATTTGGTCCAATACAAAGGGCTACCGACCCAAATACAGTCAAAGATTTAATTCTTGCGGATAAAGGATACCTGCCTGCATTAGACAGATTATCTAAGAATGCACCTGCTGACCTTTATGAAATTGCAAATATGAATTCTGTAATGAGGGCTAGAAGAATTGAAGAAGGTAGAACATTAGAATTTTCTGATGAGGCTTGGGCACGAATGAATGCTGCATTTGATGATGCAATTAATCGTGTACCTGAGTATAAATTTATTAAAGATTCTTTACTTGACCCAGGAACGGGAACACCTGGTAAGTTTGCTAAAGATTATGTGCCTATGGAACCAGTTCTTGGAAAAGGTCCATTCATTAAAACTCGTGAAAAATTACAGAATTTAAAAACTGCAGCAGTAACCAGAGACTTTACAAGGCTTGGTGGTATAGAAGAAAGAATTCTTGGTGGGTCTCTAAATGGACCAATTACAAGATTTGTAAGATTTGTTGGCACCGAAAAGCCATTAGGATTTGTTACTTACTCAGGTTCTCGCCCATTAGATGGACTAAAAGAACTTGATGCTTTCTTTGATGATATTGATTTATTTCGTAATGGTGCTACTCAAATTAATATTACACCAGCAACAAAAATTTCTGCTGGAGAATACCGCACTAAGATAAAGTCTGAGTTTGCAGACGCTAAGACCAATATAGAGCGTAACAATATTCTTGACAAACTAGAAGACCAAATGGGTTTAATTCTTGCATATACAAAAGGATTTACAGATACTAGAACAATTAAAACATTTACTCAAGAAATTAAAAATCAAGTATTTGGAGCAACAAATTCTGTAGCCCAAAAAGGTTATGCAATGGATGCCCAAGGACAACGTGTTATCACCGACCCTAAAACTCAACGTCAATTAATTGAATCTCGCCGTATGGGACCTTGGGGTTTAATTGAGCGTGAGTTAAACAATGCTGTAGGAAAACGTAAGTTTGAAACCGCAACTTATCAAGCAAATGATGCACTTAAGTTTGTTTATGAAACATTCAATAAATACTGGTCTATAGATGTACTTGCTCGCCCATCATATATTCCAAAGAACTCATTGTTCGAGCCAGTGCTTAGTGCTACGCTAGCACACGGAAATAAATTTATTACAGACAATATTCCAAATATGACTAAAAACTTTGTTAAAAATAATACAAATAGAGTAATGGGTCAAGCAAATAGAATTCTTAATGCAAAACAATTTAAAGCAGTAGATAGAGCCGTAAATGATTTATCTAAACAACTAAATGACTCTGTTGACTTATTAGATAGATTGACCGCCGAGGCGGCGCTTTACCTAGAGCCAGAACAATTTGCGGTTAAATTATCTCCTAAAACTATAAGAGATAATAAGGCTTTAATTATGAAAGACTTAAAGGCTGCTTCTAAACTTGTCGATGATATTGAGTTTGAGTTACGTGATGCTGTTCGTCCATTTGGCGAACAATCAGCGGTACCTACTATTGCTTCATTGGAGCGTAGAGTAAAATTTTTAGAAACTGAAGTTCCAAACAATGCAAGATATGGTGCCCAGATTGCCAATGCTAAAGCAGCAATTACCAAAGCCAAGGGCTCTATACATACATTAGCCCCAGAGGCAAATGAAATTTTGGCTGCTAATAAGGAAATTGCAAAACAATATAAAGAAATTGATGATATTCTTACTGGTCTTGGCAAGGTACGCAAATCCCAGGCCGATGTATACTTAAAAGATGCTGCATATAAAAAACGTTATTATGGGAAACCAGTTCAATATAGAGAAATTGAAGGACGCTGGGTTCCAATAGAATCTTTATTTTCAGAAAATAAATTTGGCGCTGCATTCAGTGAGGAGTTTTCTAACTCACGTACTATAGCAGCAAACTATTTAGGACAAGTAGGAATTGGTGTTCGTTCAAATCTTACACTTCGTCGTGGACCATCTACCGTTACTTTTGTAAATGACCCAGTTTACTTTGCCGAGTTAGCCTATTTTGTAAATCGCTCACTTCGTGGTGACAAATTAATTAATAAAATATTTGCTAAAAATACCGAAAAAGAATTGGTTCAGTGGGGTTTATCTCCAGAAGGACAAGTTTATTTTAAGCAATTTGGCGACACTAGTCCATCTGCTATTTTAGATGGAGTAAGAGATAGACTTGGGTTAGTAAATAGATATTTACCCAATCTTGAGGCGCAGGCATTAGCATTATCTAAAGATGTTAACTCTGAAGAATTGGCTCAAATTCTAAGTAAAGATTTAAATAGGCTTAGTCCAATTCACCCGTTAGATTTTAATATCCACGTAGCATCTGAATTTGGATATAGAACTTTAGATAAAATTGAGGGTGCTATAAATAGAGGCGCATCCCGTATTTTTGGATTATTGACTCGTCCAGAAAATCCAATTCGCTGGGCTTCCGCAGACAGATTCTTTCCAGATGCCGTTGCTAAAAAAGCAAATGAATTAACTGAACAAGGATTTACTTTTATTAATAAAGATGGAACATTTAATTTTGAAAAACTAGAAACAATACGCTCTTCTGCTCGCCGAGAAGCATTAGAAATGAATGAGAAAACATTCTATACAATTCGTAGGCAGAACAGAGCGTTATATGCTGCTAGATTAGCAACCGCTTTTCCAACCGCATCTCTTAATGCTTTTTATCGATATGGTCGTTTTGCTTTAAAAAACCCAGAACGTGTAGGACAATTTTTATATAATTATCAGGCAGCGTTTAGGTCATTTGGTGTAGACCAAAATGGTAATCCAACGGATGACCCAATGAAGGCTACACATTTAGTAGTCCCAACCACAAAAGAAATGGGATTCTTTGGTGGTAAGGGTATTAGATTAAATGCTCGTTCTATTGGATTCTTGCTTAACTATCCATCTCCATCTATATTTTCAAGTGCTGCGGTTGCGGAAATTTACAAACGCAAACCTGGAATGGAAGATTTAATGAAGGGTTGGTTGGGCTCCAACTATGATGTTCTGTTTCCATATGGTCCACAAACCGACTGGAAATCTTCATTAATTCCTAGGTGGGCAAAAGATGCTTGGTTTTATTTAAATGGACCACAAGGTAACGCAGATTTCTTAAATTCTTGGAAAGATGTTCACAACTATTATATGACTTTAGATGACCTAGGTATTATGAAATATCCAGGTGAAGAAGCAGTCTATCGTGATACTAGAAAGAACTTTGCGGTTAAGGCTAACTGGTCATTTGCATCTATATTTGGCGTACCAGCCAAGGTTGATATTAACCCAATGGCTTTGTATGAAGAGGCTTATGGATTATTAATTAATAAATATAAATTAATTACTAATAATGATAAATTAGCAGCAGAACTTGCTGGTACTGAATTGACCGCTAAACTTGGCCCTAACTTTCCAATCGATAGAGTTAGTTTTAAGGGTTCAAGTGCTAATGCTTATATTCAGCCAAATGTTGAATCTTATGAGCGTGTGTTTGAGGACTCAACTGGTCTTGCAGAAAAACTAGCAAGACAAAATCCAGAACTAGTTGGCTTATTAACTCTTGATGTAGACCCAAGCCAAGAAGAGTTTAATCTTTCTATATATAGAATACTTAATGACCCAAAGACTAAACTGCCAGATGGAAGTCTATTAAATGATATTAAGTTGACCCCTAAGCAAGAAGAAGAACGTAGACAGATTAATCGTGGTTGGGCTTTGTATAATCAAGTGACCGAAACGCTTGAAGTAGAGGCTGCAAAACAGAAAAAAACATTACGTTCAATGCCAGAACTTTTAGAGGCTCGTCGCATTATTGCTAAAGATTTAATTAGAAATAAAAGTGAAGCCTGGTGGACAGAATACAATGACCCACAACGTGGAGATAAATCCTATCGTTATGCCTATGGCTTAAACTCTGTCATAAATAATGATGCTTGGATGAAAAAATATGGTAATACAAAACTATGGAATGACGCTAAAGAGTTTATGGCTATACGAAATGCCGTAGTTGAGGTATACCAAAATATGCCAGATAGAAGTGACACTAAATCCAGAACAAAGAAAAACTATATAAATTACATTGACGAAAGAATGAAAACCTGGCATCCAAAATTGCAGGAAATAATCAATCGCAATTTTGAAGAAGACACTATGAAGGATGCTACTGGAAAGGAAGATAAGTAATGACTCCAGAAGAAGCAAAAATAATTGCCGCAATAATTTCCGCAGCACAATCTGGCGGAGCAGATGCTGGTAAAACAGTTTCTTCAGAGGCTATTAAACTTACCCCTACAGCAGCAAAACAATTGCTGCAAAGTATTGCTGAGGATATTCAATTTACTGGTCAATTCAGCAAAGAAGATATAGCAGCATTTGCTGCAGCCTATAACAAAAAGGCTAATGAACAGTTAGATACTGTTATTCGTGAGGCTAAAGATACTATTAAGTCTGGCGCAACTGCAGATATTTCTACAACCGTCAAAAACATTATCACCACTAAGTATCCATCTTTCTTTGACCCAAAGTCTTTTACTAGAGATTTTATCTGGTCAAAGGTAAACTTTAAAAATGAGGCAGCCCTTGGAGCCAAAGCCTTAAATGCGCTTACTGAGGCTCGTAATGTTGCTAGAGGATTTAACTTAAGTACTGTATCTGAGGTAGAAATTCAAGAGGCTGCTAAGCAAATTGCTAGTGGCAAGATTAGCGCAAACGATTATAAGACTCAATTAGCAGCCAGGGCTGCTGCTGAATATCCACAATATGCAGAACGTCTCAAGACGACACCTGGGGCAACTGTAAGAGATTTAGTTAATCCAGTATTAAGAGCAATTGCAGATGCCTGGGAAGTTGATATTGATACTCTTAATTTAAATGACCCATTTATTGATAAGTTGATTAGACCAGATGGCGTCATCGGCAAGGTGCCACCAGTATCTGTAGGTGATGCAACCCGTGCTGCACTTAAGCACCCAAATAGAGACAAGACTAGAGCAGAAATTAACAATGCTATAGACGCAGCAAATGAACTTGGTAGAGCACTTGGATTTGGAGTATAATGGCTAGGAAACAAACAGAGGCAGACAAGTTAGCGAAAGATTTAGAGCGTCAACTTGCAGCACTAAACGCAC